CTTCTGTTGCAACTGCTAACCACATTGCAAAAACTGAATTGATCAGAGATCCTGATTCATTCGCAGACATCGTGAGAGGCTTACACGTTTTTGGAAGAAAAGTTCTAAGAACTGAAGCTGTTTACTCTGGTGTTGTAACATTATAATCGTAGGAGAAAATAAATTATGACTGCTTATGATAGTTCAAATACAAACACTCAGATCAAAGCATCTAGTGATACTGTAAGAATCGCATCAGAAGTTGTAGATTTCTCTTCTACAACTAACGCTGCTACTGATACTTTTGATGTTATTGCTATTCCAGCAAACACAATGGTACTTGCTGCAGGCGTTGATGTATTAACTGCTGACTCTGCTGGAAACAGTGGAACAATCGCATTAGGTGATAGTGCAGACGCTGACCAATATGTAGCTGCTGCAACTGTAGCTGCTGCTGGCCAAATGGCTATTTTAGCTGCACCTTTTGCAAACAGTTCTGCTGATGCTATCAGAATCACAATTGGTACTGGTGCAATTAATGCAAAAGTTAGAGTATGGGCAACTATGATTTCACTTGATAAAGGTGGATCAGACGCTGACACAGACTCACAAACAGTTACATTTAGCTAATAGCTAATATATCTTGGGGGGAGCAATCCCCCCTTGATTAATTAATAAACTCGTGATGCCGTAAGGGTCACACTTAACTCGCTTAAAAGGAGATGATAATATGACATTAAATATGTTACCAATGTTTAATTCATTAACTGTAGGATTTGATTCTATATTAAATGAATTATCAAACTTACCAACTTCAACTTTTCCACCATATAATATAGAAAAGACTGGAGAAGGAAAATATAAAATTACTTTCGCAGTTGCAGGTTTTAATAAAAATGATATTGAAATAACTTGCAAAGAAAATACTTTGAAAGTTTCAGGCAAAACAAATATATCTAAAGAAGCTGAATACTTATACAAAGGTATAGCAGAAAGAGCTTTTAGTCAATCTTTTAAACTAGCTGATTTTACAAATGTAATTGATGCTGAAATTAAAGATGGTATGCTTCATGTAAATTTAGAACAAAATTTACCAGAAGAAAAAAAAGAAAAAAAAGTAAATATTAAATAATACATAGGAGAGTCCCTTGTCAACAACTTACTTAGTTTTAACTAATAGAACTCTTAGAGAATTAAATGAAACTGAATTAACTTCAGTTAATTTTAATTCTAGTAGAGGTATTCAAACTGCTGTAAAAGATTTTGTAAATAAATCAATTCATGATATTTACAATGAAGCAGGTGAGATTCCATTATTACATAGTACTACAACTAAAACTACAAATACTGGAACTCAAGAATATACATTAGAATCTAATATGAGAAAAGTTGACTGGGACTCTTTCTTTTTAAAACCTAGTGAATTAATTACTAATGGTGAATTTGCTACAACAATAGATAACTGGACAACAGATACAGGTTCTCCTGCACATTCAAGTTTAGGAAATGGTAGATTAAGTTTAAGTAATGCATCTTCTTATCAATCTATATCTACAATAGTAAATAAACAATATAAAATTCAAGTAAGAGGTTTTGATACTAATGCTGATGGAGACACTTTAACAATTAAAGTTGGAACATCTGCAGGCGGAACACAAAATTTAAGTTCAAGTATTACTGTATCTGATTATGGTGCAGGAGAAATATTAGATACTACATTTACTGCTACAGCTACAACTACTTATATTCATTTAGCAACAACAGGTGATTTTACGGTAGATTATGTTAGAGTATCAAGACAAGATGTAACTCCTAGAAAATTAAAATATATTTCATATGATAATTGGTTACAATCTTTTAAAGAAAGAGATTCTAAAAATGATGATGGTGTATATGCTACTCCAGAATTTGTTTATAGAAAACCAGACTATGGGTATTTTGGATTAAGTCCAATCCCAGATAAAGATGATTATACTATTGAGTATGATTATTTTACAACCCACACAGATTTATCTGCTAGTACTGATACAATGTCATTACCAGATAGATTTGCACCTTTGATTGTTGATAGGGCCAAATATTATACTTATATGTTAAGATCAGATGCTCAACATGCATCAATGGCAGAAAGAGATTATCAAAGAAAATTAAGATTATTAAGAGTAGATTATTCTTCAAGACAAGAATATATGAGAGACACAAGAATTAACCAAGGTACTAGAGTACAAATTGTATAGGAGAAATTATGGCTATAAGAGATGATGCAAAATATGTTGAAGACAATATGGATTATAAATCTAAAAAAGATGAAATGCAAAAAAATAATAACATGAAAATGGCAGGTGGGGTATTTAGTATAAGTAATTATAATAAATACAAACAAGCTGTAGAAAATGATAATGTTAAAGAAGTTTTTCCAGATACATCTATATTTGAATTAGAAAAAATGAGAGAGCTTTACGAAAAAGAAAAAGCACGTAAATTACAAGGGTAGTTAATGCCAGCTACTGATTTAATATCACCATATGTAGTTAGTTGTGCAGGAGGATTAGTATTAAACAAAGATGTTTTTTCTATGGCTCCTGGTGAAGCACTAATATTACGTAACTTTGAACCAGATATTAAAGGTGGCTATAGAAGAGTAAATGGTACAGCATTATATAATTCTACAATTGTACCACAAGGAACAAGTACTACAAGTTTAGTTATAGATTGTGCTATAATATTTAATGGACAAATAATTGTAGCTAGAGGTGGAGATATACATAGAGGTACAACTACTGGAAGTTGGACAAGTTTAACTACAGGTTTAGGTACATCAACTAGAGCATATGATTTTGAAAAATATAACTTTAATGGTACAGATAAGGTTATAATTGCCACAGGACATTCAGCTGCATTTACCATTGACAATTCTTGGAATGTTGATATAATTAATGCTAGTGAAGGTGGAACTGCACCGACAAATCCAAAATTTGTAAAAGCATTTCAAAACCATATGTTTTATGCAGGGGCTACAAATCCACAAGAAGTTTTATTTAGTGCACCTTTTTCAGAAGATGATTTTAATACAGCTGATGGTGCAGGTTCATTTAAAGTTGACTCTAATGTTGTAGGATTAAGAGTATTTAGAAATGAATTATTTATATTTTGTGAAGATAGAATTTATAAATTATTAGGTTCTTCTTCTGCAGATTTTGCAGTACAAGAAGTAACTAGAAATATTGGTTGTAGAGATGGTGGTAGTATTCAAGAGATTGGTGGAGATGTTATATTTTTAGCACCAGATGGATTAAGAACTATTGCTGGTACAGCTAGAATTGGTGACGTTGAACTAGGCTCTATCTCTAGACAAATACAAGCTAGAATTGATGAAATAACTTTAGATAGAGTATCATCATTAGTTATTAGAGATAAATCACAATATAGATTGTTTTATCCAGAAACAAATGGTGCTCAAGGTTCATCAAAAGGAATTATTGGAGTATTAAAATCTAATGTTAATACAGGTCAAATTGGATTTGAATATTCTGATATGATTGGGATTAAACCCGCATGTGCTGATTCTGATTTTATAAGTAATGTAGAAACACAAGTATTTGGTGGATATGACGGATACATCTATAAAATGGAAGTAGGTAATACGTTTGCTAATGGCACAAGTACAGATACAATCATAGCTACATATAGATCTCCAGATATGGTATTAGGTGACCCTGGTTTAAGAAAGTATATGCAACGGGTAAACTTAAACTATGAAGGAGAAGGAACAACTGTTAATGCTGATTTAGCAGTTAGATATGATTATGATAGTCAAGATACACCACAACCAAATAAAATAACTTTAACATCAGCAGGTGGTGCAACCTTATATGGTACGGCATTATATGGAACAGCATTATATGGTGCATCGGGTACACCACTTATAAGACAAACAGTAGAAGGCTCTGGATTTGCAGTAGCTTTAAAAATAGACGATAGAAATCAAACAGATTCATTTTCAGTAAAAGGATTTCAACTAGAATTTACCCCAGGAGGAAGAAGATAAAATGGCAGGATACTCAGCAAGACAATCAACATATACTACAGGTGACGTTATTGCGGCATCAGATAGTAATGATGAATTTAATCAGTTATTAGCTGCATTTAATGCAACAACAGGACACACGCATGATGGTACTGCGGGTGATGGTGGGCCTGTATCTATTTTAAGAGATTCAAGTGGTTTTAATAAAATTGTAATAGATGATTCTAATAATCATTTAGAATTTTATGTTGATGTATCTTCTTCTGCGGTTGAACAAATTAAAATTCAAGATGGTGCTATAGTTCCTGTAACAGATAATGATATTGATTTAGGTACAGCTAGTTTAGAATTTAAAAATTTATATATTGATGGTACTGCTAATATTGATAGTTTAGTAGCAGATACAGCGGATATTAATGCAGGTACAGTAGATGCAGTTATTGGGGGTACTACTCCTGCTGCAGGTACATTTACTACATTAACTGCAAATACAAGTTTAGCTTTAGCATCTGGATCTACAGTCACTTCTATATTAGATGAAGATACAATGACATCTAATAGTGATACTGCTTTAGCTACACAACAATCTATTAAAGCATATGTAGATGCACAAGTTGCTACAGCTAATGAATTATCAGAATTAACAGATGTTAATATTACAACTCCTGCAGATGGATCATTATTATTTTATGATACAGGTACATCTAAATGGATTGATAATGTAGTCTCTGGTGATATTACAATAGCTGATACAGGTGTTGCTGCTATTAGTTCTGGTGTAATTGTTAATGCAGATGTTAATGCTAGTGCTGCTATTGATGCAACTAAAATACATGATGGGTCAGTTACTAATACTGAATTTGGATATATTGGAGGTTTAACTTCTGATGCTCAAACACAATTAAATGCAAAATTAGAAAATGTAGTTGAAGATACAACACCACAACTTGGTGGAAACTTAGACTTAAACACAAACAATATAACAGGCACAGGAAACATTGATAATGTAGGAACAATCACTACAGATGGATTAACTGTTGCTGGTAATGTTAGTGTAGATGGTGGCACAATCAAACTAGATGGTAATTATCCTGTAGGTGCTGATAACGTAGCTTTGGGAGATACTGCTTTAGATTCAAATGTAAGTGGTGGTTATAATACAGCTATAGGTTCAAAAGCATTAACAGCAAATACAACTTATTGGAATACTGCTGTAGGTTTTGAGGCTTTATGTAATACTACATCTGGTGGAACAAACACAGCTGTTGGTGCAAGAGCCATGTGTGATAATTCAACAGGTGGAAATAATGTTTCTGTAGGCTATGGTTCAATGTCTAAAAATACAACAGGTGCTTCTAACGTAGCTGTTGGTCAAGGTGCATTAAATGCTAATACGACAGCTTCCAACAACACAGCAGTCGGAACATTAGCTTTAACTTCAAATACCACAGCTTCCAATAACACAGCAGTAGGTTATAATTCACTTAATGCTAATACGACAGGTACGGCTAATAGTGCATTAGGTAGAAGTGCTTTAGAAAAAACAACTACAGGTGTTTATAATACAGCATTAGGTTATTATGCTTTATGTAGCAACACAACAAGTTCTCACAATACTGCAATTGGTTTTATGGCAGGAAAAAGTACTACAGGTGCAACTAACACAGCAATAGGTAGTTGTGCATTATATGATAACACAACAGGTGCAAATAACGTAGCTATTGGTAAAGAAGCATTAGCAAACAACACCACAGCTTCTAACAACACAGCAGTTGGTTATACTGCTTTACTGTGTAATACAACAGGTTCTCAAAACACAGCAGTAGGTCTTCAATCTTTATGTGCTAATACGACAGGTGTAAGAAATATTGGAGTTGGTTCTTATAGTTTAGACTCAAACACTACAGGTTATGACAACACAGCAGTAGGCTACTTATCACTTTGTACTAATACAATAGGAACTAGAAATACAGCATTAGGTATGTGTTCTTTAAAAGATAATACGTCAGGAGTAAATAATACTTCTTCTGGATTTAATTCTATGAATTTAAACACTACAGGAAGCAGAAACGTTGCTCATGGATATTCTGCATTAGGCTCTAACACTACAGGAAACTGCAATACTGCAATCGGTTGTGGTTCTTTAGGTGGAAATACAACAGCATCAGATAATACTGCTGTTGGATTTGATTCTTTACAAGCTAATACGACAGGCTATCAAAACGTAGCAGTAGGTGCTTTATCACTAGATGCTAATACTGAAGGTTACTGGAATATTGCTGTAGGTTATAATTCACTTGGTGCTAATACGACAGGT